AGTTTTTACCATTTTATTGCCAGAATCATCTTCATCTAATACTTCTACCCAAGTATCTGGAGTCACGCAACAACTACGCAAGTCACCAAACCATTTCTTCAAGAATGGAATCATGCCTGTGTGCATGATTTCGCCACCTCGAATGGGACTGCCCAAGGGACGCAGGCGGCCAATCTCCAGGCCAATGCCAGCACGTTTGCTGGCATATTTTGCCATCATCTCTCCACTAGCAAATATAGAATCCAAATCATCATCTGAGCGAATAAGAACACAGCTACTGAACTGTTTGGTCGGAGTGCCAAGACCAGCCAGCACAGGAGTAGCAAGAGTGAACAAGCCATCGCTAGCACAGTGGTAGTACTCCTTGATGTATCGCATACGGGCCGATCCAGGTTCTTCTGCATGGAACACAGTAGCGGCTGCAACCATATAACGAATTTGGGGAGTTTCATATGTTTCCTTTGTGGCTCTGTTCTTGACAAGGTACTTCTCAATCAACTGCTCAATGGCCGCATATGAATACTGTTCATCTTTTTCATGATCCAGCATGGCGTCCATCTTGTTCCAGTCATCCTCGGTGTACCATTCCAGCAGTTCAGGAGTATACAGGCCAGTGGCCACATTGGTCTTTACAATTTCGTACAGGGCAGGCGGAGTATATGATCCATACACATCTTTGCGCAACATGCTGAGACGTTGCTTGCCGGCAACATATTGATAGTTCACATGACCCAGATCAGGATTTGCTTCCACATCGATTAGATCCACAATGGCTCGTAGAGTTATTTCGTCTATTTCTTTTGTGGTGATTCCGTCATAGAAGTGCGGCTGACTTTTGATTTCGATCATGCTCTGACTCACATCTGCTGTGCCTGTACAAATCTTGGTAATCTGTGCCTGCCACTTTTCTACTGCAAGCGGTTCTTTGGTTCCGTCTCTTTTGACTACGTTTATTTGCGTCATTTCTTCTCTATCTAAATTGTGGTATTGCTATGCTACGTGTGGGTGTTCAAACTGCCGATGTATGTTTACTGCTTGGAAGGTATTTACGACATTGTCTGGGCACCAATTAAGTATATATTTTTCTTTTGCGACCTGGACTAAATTAACACCTGAGTCAGTTAATACCAAGGTTGCAGGCATCAAATCTGGGTGGTCCAACATAGTTACAGTATACAGTATTCCTAGAGCTCTTGCAAGATCACAATAGATATTGTCGCTCAAAAGTTGCCAAGGATCAGGCCAAGTTACTTGATCGTCCCAGTGTAGATAATACGGTGTCCAGGGAGAATTGAACCACCAAGCATTGATTTTGATCAGTGCAGATTCTGCAGGCATGACCAGACACTGTTGCCGTAGCTGATACCAGCTGGCCAACCTGAGGTCAAACGATGCAGGCCAGATCACACCAAGTATGTGATAGAGTAACTGATTTGTCCAACCAAGCCGGTGTTAGAGGATGTGTAGGTCAACGCCACTGTGGTGCCTGTCTGATCGACTGCCAATGCAATACCAGTATCGCCGTTGTCGACATAGTCGTCGGACCAGGTTAGTCCGCTGGCAACGTTGTTTGTTGCTATCATAATGGTGCCGGTGCGGTACACGTTGTTTCTGGTAATACCGTAGTTGATCTGTGCTACTGTGATTTGCGTGGCACTGAACGTGGTTACTGTGCCTGCGCTGTCGTTGACCAAGATTGCCTGCTGGCCGCTGGTGCGAGTGTAAGTACCCATGGTCAGTTGTTCACCATTGGTGGTGGCAATACTTTGAGTATTGTACAACACCACACGAGGATATGTGGTCGCAAAGTCATTGGTGCGCTCAAACAGGTCACTGATGCTGACGTTGTTGTTGGATTCTATCCTGACAATACTGGTCGCAGGTGTTCCGGCACTGCCAGTAAAATGATTGCCCACATCATAGAAAATATTGTGACCGCTGGCATTGATACCCAATCCCAAATTGGCGCCAAACACAATTCCCTCGGCATAGATGGCATCAAACATGTTGCTCACAATTCTGGTGCCAGTTGAGCCTCCGTTGGTCGTTGACGCAGTGCCTAGCACAATTCCTTGATACAAGGTGCGAAACTCGCTGTTGCAAATAGTAACTGCTTTAGTTTGTTGATTGTTGTTGACCCCCCATGTCAGGCCAGAGAATACACAGCCATCAAGAGTGATCTGTTCGCAGACCAGGGCATTGGTACTGGCAAATGCCAGGCCTATGCTGTCATTAGCACTGGACACTAAATTGCCAGTGGTTGCTGGGCCACGAAAGCCCACATTTTGAAATCTATAATTGCTGGCATCTTCGACCAGAAACACTGTGCCTGTGAGTCCTAGTCGTGAAAATCCCATGTTACTAATGGTAACATACTTGGGAGGTGCGGCACCAGCGTTGCCAATATTGGCCCCAGTGTGTTGCAAACTGTCAGCTGAACGAGCTACATAATCATTGATGCCGTCATCTAACACAATCAAACTGTTGTTGTTGCCTTCTCCATACAAGGTGGCATAAGAGGGTATGTTGATGCTGCCGGTCACTCGGTACACACCAGCTGGAAAAAATAAACTGCGTCGTATCTGTGGATTTACTTCTCGGCAGTACAACTGATACAAAGCACGGTTGATAGCCGCAGTGTCATCAGTGACCCCATCGCCGGTTGCTCCAAAATCTTTCACACTAGCAAATTGATCCAGCCATGATTGCAAGCCTTGGATTATCGGAGTACCCGGAGTCGCGCCTGTTTGTGCTGTGTATCCTGCGGCCGCGCCTTGATAGGTGTAGGTGTTATTGAGTGCCAAAATATCACTGAATTCAGTGAGAATTTCTGTGTTGCCAATCACAGGAGCACCATCTTGGATAGTGCCATTGCCGATGTACAACTGACGTGTATCAGTGCTCCATCCCAGTTCTGCGCCGGCCAGTTGTGGCAAGTTTTCTGCTCGACCTTTACGGTTGGTTATTTGGCTTATTTGAACTATGGCCACGGTATATTCCTTATTGTATGCAGTATTTAGCTGAACTGAGCGCTAGGCCTGCATGTAGTACTGCTCGACCTTTTTCCACCATAGATCTTTGTACTTGTCAAATTCACTGCCTTCTACCACAAACTCCTGATATTGCGGCACAGCCGTGGGTTCTTGAGTGGCTGCGTCCACAGGCGGTTTCACGCACATCAAGATCACGCCTTTGCGGATGTCAGTGCCGTGTACTTCGTTGTGCGCAATTGCATAGGCAGCCAGCTGTACAAAGTAGTCGTCGATCCAGGCACGTTGCTTGGGCTTGTTGGTCTGCTTGTAGTCAAGAATGGCCTCGTCGCCACAGTGTACACCTGCTCCGTCAGCAGTGCCGGCATAGATACCTGGCACATACAGTGGCACTTCCACACCCCATACTTGATCCACTCTGGTAAGACCTTGCTCAATCACCTGTTCAGCCATGGCATGACTGGCCCAGGAGTAGGGATTTGATCCGCGATCTCGCAAGGCACCTTCCACAATGTAGTCTTCCAGGTACTTGTGCATTCTGGTGCCGCGGTTGGCAGCTTCAGTGGTAATGGCCTGTGCTCGTTCTACACCCACTGATTTGCGCCAGTTGTTGAGTGCTTGTTTTTTGTCTTCGCTTTGTGTGGCACCTAAAATGGTTGTGACGCTGGGCACTCGCGATCCGTCTGGTAGCAGGTACAGGCGTTTGCCGTCCACGCTGTCACGGCTGCAAGGAGTATACGAGTATCGTTGTGTAAGCATAACAGCTAGTATAGCATGATTCGACCAGAATGTCAACCACAAAAAAACCCCACACACGGAGGGGTACTGTATTGTGTGCCGGCACAGGCACTAGATTCTGAATGATTCTCCACAACCGCAACGGTCCTTTTCGGCTGAGTTGCGGAACTCAAAGCCTTCGTTGAGACCTTGTCGTACAAAATCCATTTCTACATCAGTGAGCAAAGGTAAACTTTTGGCATCCACAATCACCCGTACATTTTCAGTGTCAAACACAGTGTCGTCGGCATTGGTGTGATCCACGTATTCCAGCACATAGGCAAATCCTGAACAGCCAGTGGTTCTGATACCAACTCTGATGCCAATCCCCGACCCACGTCGAGTCAGGTTGGCCTGTATGCGTTTGGCAGCTGCTGGTGTGACTGTGATCATTTATCTTGGCCTTAATAATGATTTTCTAATTGCTGATACCATATCTCGTAATCTACAACCAACCCGGCTTCTGGAAACCACACACATTCGCAATTGATCCATTTTAGAATATTTTTTTACTCTATTTTTCTTAGTTGATATTTTCACTATAGGTCTCATGTTCTATGTTAGATTATTTTTTTGTTTGTAGTCTGCGATAGCTGCTTTAATCGAGTCCTCGGCCAAGATTGAGCAGTGAATTTTTACTGGTGGCAAGGCCAGTGCTTCGGCAATGTCGCTGTTCTTGATTGCGGTTGCTTGGTCTAGTGTTTTGCCTTTGACCCATTCTGTCACAAGACTGCTGCTTGCAATCGCTGATCCACATCCATAGGCCTTGAACACCGCGTCGGTAATGATTCCATCCTCCACTTTGATCTGTAGCTTTAAAACGTCCCCGCAACTGGGAGCTCCTACTAGTCCTGTGCCCACTGTATCGTCGTTGACATCCATCTTGCCCACGTTGCGTGGATTTTCATAGTGATCTAAAACGGATGCTGAATATGCCATTTGGTATCCTTTTTTGTATTATAACACAATACTGAATTGTTCACAACCCGCGGTGATTATTGACGGCGCTTCATGGCCGCTTTGGCATTGGAATCCACTGTGGCTCTGGCCTGATCTACGCTCATGCCTGTTTGGGCTTCGGTATCGCCCTTGAAGCTGATCACGCCACTTTGCGGATCCAGAGGTTCTAGTATATTACTCAGTGGCGGCTGGCTAATTAACTCGCCCAAGTTGCCAGCGGTAACATTGACTCCCAAGCTCTTGGCCAGGTCAATAAATGCAGTTTGACTGATTTGTTTCTGAGCCAATTCTTCAGTGGCACGGCCCGACAAAAACTGGCTGAGAGCAACCAGTCGTTGTGCGTTGGGCTCGGTGTCAACAAATTCTCTGATCAGCATTATCTACGGCCGCGACCAAATGTGCCTGCAGCAGGTTCTTCGATGTCAGCATCAGCATCAAGATCTAATTCTGGCTCGGGAATTTCCTCGTCATCTGGTGCTGGCAATTCGGGCGTGGCGTTCATGTCTTCACCGGGCACTGTGGGTGCTTGGCCAGTGACCACACCGAGTGCAGATTCCAGTTGTTGCTTTGCACCTTGCAGATTTTGCAACAAGCCGGCTAGGGCACCTGTGGCATCTGTGTTGAATTGCATGGCTTGATCCACACCAACTTCATTCTTGATTTGATCGCACAAGGCTGGCAGATCTTTGAACTGCATGGCGCTTACTTGCTCACTCATCTTTTGCACTTGATCAACCATGTCCTGTGACGCCAACACCACTTGTGCCTGTTGTACTTCTGACTCACTCAAACGACGTTGACGTGTTTCGGACATGGCCATTGTTGGATTGTTCATTTGTTTTTGTAATTCTGCAATCTCGGCCTGTTTGGCCCTGATAGCATCTTGAATTTGACGTTTCTTTTGTTGTACCTGAGCGGCCTGCATACCAGCCTGCTGTTGCGGGCTCATGCCAGGTTGTGTGGCAACTGCGGCCAGGGCCTGTTCCATCATGACCAATTTTAAATAGGCAGGATTCTGCTGGCTGTTGTAGAACCCAGGTGTTTTACGATGTTCTGCAATTAGAGCGCAAACACGCTTGAGCATGCCTCGGGCTTGTGCAGTTGACATAGTGTCAAAAGACACACGATTACCAAAGTAACTTTCCAGTACTTTAGCGGCTTGTTTTGTTGTGCTGACTGCGGACAGTTCGTTGAGCTTCATTATCAAATCCTCTTTGTTGAAAATATTTAGCCCAATTTACATATTTGGCTAATTGAATCTCCAGTTGTTTTTTGTGTATGATCTTGGTTTCCAGCTTTGCGCCAATAGTTTCACGAAACACCGGGTTGTTACTGCGATCGCCTACTCGT